CCTAAAAGGTTGATATCAGAAGCAGCAGACTGCACCAGAAAATTAAGGCCAGACCTAACTGTATGACTTCGAACAGCCTTATCGGAAGAGGTAACGTTGGGTAAGCGTCGCTTCCTACCAAAGAAACTATATATGAACCCATTCGTTTTAATATATTCTTCATTTCTATTAATCCACTTCTTGAGGCTGTGAAATGATTTGAAGTAGTCATTAATTACTTCCTGTGCCTCGCTTGGGCTAAAAAACGTGCCCGAACTTTTTGTAACTTCTGAACTAATCTTGTTGGCTCCTGCACCATACATAATACCGAAGGTTACAGCTTTAGCAGCCTGTCGTTCCATAGGATAAAGTTCTGCAACCTCATCTACTTCGCAAGGCAGTCGAAATACTTTATGTGCAATAGCACTGTGAAAGTTTCCGCCAGAACGGAATACATCCATCAATGCTTTGTCTTGTGCAAGAACAGCGGCAACATATACCTCAGCAGTTGTCAAGTCCATTGCAACTATCTTTGACCCCGCTGCTGCTTTGATACAACCCTTGACCGAAGGATTGTCGCGAGGAAGCTGCTGCATGTTTAGTTTACCACTAGAACTAAGCCTGCCAGAAGTTGTACTATGAAGGTTGAAACCAGTACGCAAGTGACCATCTCTGTCCAGCTGTGGTATGATTTTGTCCAAATAAGTATTCTTAATTTTGGATTTTTGACGTATGTTAAGGATAAGTCGTGGAACTTCTGAATCCTCGGCAAGTCTTTCAAGTACTTCTGCATCCGTTGAGTCCGCACCTGTTCCTGTTTTCTTGCCAGTAGGACGTAAGCCAATCCAATCAAACAGTAAAGAACGCAACTGTACTGTACTATTAGGGTTAAATTCTTTTCCACTGGATACCTCGAATTCTCGAACTTTGGGATTTTTATACAGTTCTGCGATAGCTTCGTCAATATCTCGCTGCATAATTTCTTGAGCAGCATAGAGCCTATCCTTACAAAAGGGAACTCCATTGTCCTGAATGTCAGTCAAAAAGCGAGTGCCAGGTATAAGAATATTTTCGTATACGTTAAGAAGTTTAGTATTTTGTTTAATCTTCTTAAACTTTTGATACACTAGAAATGTTACTAGAGAATCCATAGCCGCATAAGTTTTCATGATTTCAAAGGGAATCCACTCCCAGCAGAAGTCATTTTTAAGGACGCCATGTTCTTTACGATACTGGTCTATCCAGTCGTACATAGGCTTTTCGTAGTCTCCGTACGGAGTATATTTTACAGCCAGAGTTTTCAGTCCATGGTTGCCAGGATTCTCATTAATCAAATAAGATAGAAGCATAGTATCTTCTATTCTTGGAAACTCGAAGTTGAAATGATACTGAAAGAATGCCATATCAAACTTAGCATTATGAAAGATTACTATCTTCTTGTTAAATAATTCTTGCAAAAGTGATTCTGTAGTTTCATCAAAACAAGCAGTATCAATATATGCGCCACGCTCGCCATCAAAACACAGAGACAGGCCAAGCATATACCCATCACGAGGATAAAGTCCGGTAGTCTCGGAGTCAAGAGCAATGTATTCGCCTGGGTGGTCTATAGCATCCTGGATGTACTTGTTACATTGTTCTGTGTCGGAAATGCCGAAAGCAATGGAGTCATCTACTTCTTTGTCTAGAATTTCACCATTGATGTAACGAATAATGCTAGTCTTGGAATCTTCCCAAGTACGTTTGGCTTCTGGCTTAAATGCGAGCATAGCAGGATTTATAACAGGGAGAAACTTTTTCTCTACCCGTTTGCCGGAGTATTCGGTAACAGAATTAATTTTAGTAAAGTATTTCAAAGCCTCACTTCCTACTAGAATAATCCAGTCGTACAGATTAGTATCAATCTGAATATCACAGTCTCGCTTTAATACTTTTTTGATTGTAGGATTTGAGCACAGTTGAAACTGGTCAAAGTCAAAAGAGTTATCGAATTCTTTTTTGTAATTAGTTTTAGAAGGTTTAGTTTCTATTAATGCAACTTTAGGCATATAATTTCTTCTCCAAAGAGTTAACTTGAGATTGGGTCAGTGCTCCAGGGTCTCTATCTTTTAGATAGATGTTCTTGGATGGGAGATCAATTTTCTCGCACAGAATTTTTACTTGTTCGGCTCCTGCCTGGCCTGCGTCGTCTCCGTCAAAGAAGATTACTACTTCTTCTACTCCTTGCATCTTGGCAAGAAGTAGCTTATCCTCGTTGACAGTTTTTACTCCGAAACAACACACTGCGTTGGTCAATCCTTTATCATATAAGTTTAAAGCATCATAAAGTCCCTCCACAAGTATTATTTTCCCTTCTCGTGGATTTGGTGTGGGAAATAAAGGGAGTTTTGCTCCGGCAGGAAGCGTAAGATACTTAGGTGTACCATTCGAAGTATGTCTGCCTTGAAAAGCTACTATTTTTCCAGACACACTTCGAATAGGAAACACAATACGCCCAACATAGTCATTCTGACTATTTTGAAACGCTTCAAATTTTTTGTAAGTTTCAGGTTTGATTTCTCTCCAATTCCCAATATATGGAAGGGAGTTTTTAGGAAAAGATAAACCAACACTTTCCGCACTCTTTTGTATAATTTTTCGTTTAAGATTCTCTCTGCGTAGTTGTAGTTGGTTTACTTTTTCTCCAAAAAGATTAAAAACGTTTCCTTTATAACCACAGGAAAAACAGTTATAGACACCGGTAATCTGGTCTACTCTCATGCTAGGATTTTTATCTGGATGCTCTGGGTTTAAGCATCGTACCAAAAAGTCTGCTCCTTTTGGGAGAAACTTTATATTCCTTTTAGTGAGTAGTTCTTGTACTGTCATTATTCCTCAGAGGTACTGGATTCATTCCTAATAGTTTTCTTGCTTCGTTTCGTACTTCTTCTGTTACTGCATGCCCATACATATCTGGGTCTAGAAGGCTCCGTAGAAACCTCCATACGTCTTCACTCATCATCGTCCAATATCCTTTACGTTGTCCTGCGCAATTAGCTGATAAGCTCCTTTATTATACGCAGGGGCAATCGTATATTTACTTGATACTTCTTTTTTATAGTCATCAGATTCTTTGCCCCGTATCGCACCCGTAGATACTACCGAAGGGTAGCTCTTTGTGGGTCTACGATATGGCTTTGACTCTGGGACGTATTCTTGGAACGCTGCTTTTGGCTTTCTGCGAACTTTAGGTAGTAGCTTTCTCTTACGAGATAAAGGTCTATAAGAACTTGACACTTGAACGAGCATAAATAAAAAGTCTCCTGATTGTCAGAAATTAGATATATTATACTACAATATACCTCTGAAAGTCAAGAATTATTTTTTATATATCATCAATATCTTCATCAGATTTAAGGTCGGAATCCTCTTTTTCTTTTGGAGACATTGCAGGCTCTGGCCCTATTTTTAAAGTTTCCCAGTCCATTTTAGAAGTAAAAGATTTCATTGAAGCAGAGCGCATTTTTACACAATTAAAACTCATGCAGGCATCTTCCTGATCCCAGGTCTCCAAAGCAAATGCAGCATCTGCCGCATCTAGAATACCTTTTGCAAAACGAGCCTCGCCTGTAGCGTCTGTTTGATAGGGAGAGAACACAGGTACTTCATACTCCTGAGCCATTGACTTTAGGGATTTGCTCACTTCAATTTGTTCTGTCCAATCGTACTGTCCGCCTCGAGCAGGAAGATTGGAACGCCTTACTTGATTAAGATAGTCTACAATTATAATGCCAGGCTTTATTCTACTAGCTTGTTTATCCAAGGTAGCACGAATCTTCCCAAGAGTTAATCCTGAGTCATATACTACGTCTAGTTGCTGAGTCGGGAGAAGCTCATGGCTAGACTTTAGTATACTATGCAGCTTGTCAAAATCTCTGTGACTTCTATATTCTTTCAGGCGTTCCGAGCCTTCAGTGTAGCGATTTGCCCACCAAGAAGCTACTTTTTCCCATTCTACTACGCTAAGGTTCTTCATTTTTAATCTAGCAAATGGAACCCCTGTTGCGATTGAGCAACAACGTTGAAGAATTGATCTGCTATCCATCTCAATGGTAAAATAGATTGCAGACTTGCCAGAAGCAACCATGTTGTTTGCAAGATTAGCGCAGGTAATTGACTTGCCTGCACCTCTCCTGCCCCCAACAAGAATTAAGTCTCTAGGAGAGAACTGAATATCATAGTCGTATTCTTCATTCAATCCAAGCGCGACATACTTCTGAAGATCTTCTTCAGATTCCCACAATGGAATACTTTGCATACTCTCATTCGGGTCTTGAATATCTACTTTATCTTCGATATCAAGTACAATCTGATGAAGTTCATTTATAGACTCTTCCGCATCGTTAAATGCTATAGAATTGTCTACATAGGTTTCGAGAGATGCGAGAATCTCTTTCTGAGCATATTCATTCTTCAAGTACTGAAGAAGTGTATATGGGTCTAGTTCAATATCTTTTTCCGCTTTGATAGCATATATTTTTTCTTGTGTTGCTGAGTCACGAACCCCTAAATGAAGGTCGTCAAAAGACGGAAGCATATGA